CGGGAACGATTGAGACTTAATAAGTCTGGAATTCGTCGCGAATGAATGCGATAACGTCATCATACATGTTACCTCCCTGAACTAAGGCCCGCCGCAAAGCGGGCCTCTTTTTTATTCCGCCACATGGGAGTGGATCGCGCGCCTTGACGTGCTTAGGGATCCACTAGTGGCTTGCGGGTGAAAGTGAATCGGGGTACGCTCTCTGTGGATACGTTATTTAGGTCGCTGTTTCGGCAGCGGCCTCTTTTTTTGTGGCCAGGCGATCTTGGTGCCGCCGTTCGTACTCACGTCTTTCGCGTTTGGCTTTCTTGAGCGCAGTCGTGGCTCTCTTCAACTTCGCCCCCCACCGCGTCTCTCGTTCGATTATCCGTTGCAGGCGGATAGCCACGATGTCCTTCTCAACCTTTGGCTTCGACTGCCGCTTGAGCGAGCCGGTGAGGAACCCTTTAGCCAGCACGTAGTCGGTCAGGTCGCGTTCAAGTTTATACTGACGACTCGAATGCGGCTTGTCCGATGGATTGAGCCTGCGGTGGCAGAGATGAGATAGGCCGTGGACGATCTCTGTCCATCCGCGATAGCCGTCCTCATTCGGATTGACGCGCAAGGTACGCCCCCAAACCCAAGTGCTGCGATTGCCTCTGGTGATCTCCACCTTGCCACGCCAAGGTCGCCCCATCGCCTTGCGGAACAACCGTTTGGCTCCGGTGATGGCCTCCTGGTCGGTGGGGGGCTTCATGCCAACGGGCCATTTGGAGTTGACCACCCGATAGTAAAGCTTCCTCTTGCTTTCGCTTTGAGACATAGGAGTGTCCTTTCTCTGAGCGAGAGCATTCCCCGATTCACGATGTCAAAGAACGATCAACACCCCTATCTTAGCACACTGGGTTTTCGGAATCGGATGGATTGCCCGGAATCGGCAGGAATCCGGGGGTTTCCGAGAGGCCGAAAAGCTAAGTGCTTGATTCGACCTGCGTATTAGCTGGGGATAACTCGAAGAAAACGCTTTTTCTGGATTTGCCCCTATCGAGCCAGACGGTCTAGTCGGGTATCCCGGTTGATGGCGGCGGCTCCAGTGACGGCTCGAAGCTCGCGAGCGCGCCGCGCAACTCCCTGACGTGCTTCGGGTGGCGCAGTTTCTGCATCGCCCTCCAAAAGATCAGCATCGCTCTCTGTGCGCTTATATTGCCGAGCCGCACACCAAGCTCCACGAAGCTAATCGGCCCCTCGCCTTCCATGTCGTAGTAGAGGCGCACGGCCTTCTCTTCGCGCGGGTCCAGCAGCCGTCCGAGTGCTGCCGACAATATCTCGGTAGCTTCTTTCCGCATGAAGGCGAAGTCTGGACGTCCGTCCGTGATCTGACCCAGCACCCCCGATTGCGCGAGTTCCTGCACTTGCTCCTCCGACATGGTGCGCTCCACGAAGGCGCGTTCGAGTTTGTTGGTGCGCTGAACGTCGGTGAAGAGGTCTTCGGGCAGACATCTGAGTTCCTCGGCAATCAGCAGGACCGCCTTTCGCCACTCTCCGTTGCGAGACAAAACCGGAGAAATCTTCATCGATAACAGTTGCTGCATCGTAGTGACGCAGACGCCTGAATATCGGCAGAAGGCCGCTACGCTGTCGTAGCCCGCATCCTTTATCCGTTGCAGGATCAGATTGTTGCGTACGCTGACGCGGATGCGGTAGGGGTCAGTCATCCCGACCCCGCGAGTTGCTGTAACAGCGCCGCATATCCGGCGATGTCGGTTGCGTGATCTGGATCTGTTTCGTCACCCTCTTGGGAGCGGGAGATCTTCAACAGGATCATCATCCGGGCCACGTCCGTAGGCGTGATTGGCCTCGACAAATAGGCGCTCCACAGATTGGCGATAACCTCATGGCAGGCCCGATAGTCCCCGTGCCTGTCGTGGCGATTCTGAATCGCTTTGGCCGCAGCCAGAAGAATATCCATTTTCTGGGCCACTAGACGCGCCCCTGCCAACCCGTATCGTACTCCGTACAGCGGAAGCAACCGGTCTCCAGGGCCAGCTTCATGGCGATCTCACAGGGATAGCCAAGCTCTTCGTACCTTGATTTATGGACGATCAACCGGGCGTCTGTGTTCCGGCGTCCGTCATCGTCCTGAAAAGTATTGCGATGGATGGACAGAATCTGATCGCTCTTATTGGCCCAATGCTGCGAGCCGGAAATGCTCGAATAGGTGATGGGCTCTCGCACCCCGCCTCCAAAGGGCTTGGCCGGGTGGGCGACAATTTGCAGATGCAGATTGCAAGATTTCGAGACATAGGCGGCGTCATCGAGGCACCGGCCTATCCACTCTGTCTCGGTCTGGCGTCGCCGGTCAAAGTTCGGGACGATCATGTTGAATGGATCGATGCTGACGGCGGAGATGCCGAACCGAGCATGACAATCGTTGACTGTTTCCATGATCCAGCTCCACTCGGGCGAGTTTTTTCTGTGATGAATAAAAACAAAATGATCTTCGATCCACGCGTCTGCCTGCTCTTTCTCCGCATCGCTCATCTCCGTCTCTAGCTTGCGGTGATAAGCGCTTCTGAGATTGCGGCGCACGAACGGTTTTTCGCGAGTCTCCATGCTCATTATGGCGACCCTCAGATCGTACTGGCGGACTATCTGCGCCCAGAGCTGTTGGCTGAGGTGGCTTTTCCCGTGTCCAGGCCAGCCCGATAGTACGCTCAGACACGTTGGCGACAGCCGAATACGGTTCTCAAATTCTGCCCAGCCGAGACGCCAGAGGACAAGAGCCGGCGGCTCGGGAATCTGAGACAGCCGGTAGACGCCATCCAGCGGGAATTCCTGCACTGCCGCGCCCAAGTAGGTGCGGAGCTTCGCGGCGCCCCACTGCATCAGTAATTCATTCACGTCCTTGATCTCGTCGGGCAGATCGATCCAATAGGAGTTGGCGTGCCCGCAAATCGCAGCTAAATCGGCGCGCAGATGTCGTCCTGGGCTGTCGGCGTCGGTGACAAAAATAAACCGCTTGCAGCGGTCCAGCCCGGCAGCGAGGGCAGCGCCGACATATTCGTACCTCTTGGAGTCTGGGGCATTCTCGGTGGGCTTGGACGGCGCACCACCGATGACGCTGAGCACGGAATGGACCGGAATCCCGGCCTCAACGAGCGCGAGGGCATCCATCTCTCCCTCGGTGATGTAGATTTCGTCCAGAGGGCCAGCGAGCACAGCCGCTTGATTCCAAAATTGCTGCGCTCCCCCAGGCTTTTGGCGAAAATCCTTCTCGTGGAGTGCACGAGCTTTCCAGTTCACGCTCTGGCCAGAGGCGTCGAGGTACTCGAAAACGATGGACGGCAGCGTGCGCTCACCAAACGGTATAAGATCGCCGCCAACGCTCATTGCCCGGAGCGTTTCGGCGCTGATTTTTCTGCGCGCTGCCCACCCTATCGTCTTCGCGTCTAGCCTCATCGTAGCCTCCCCTCCAATCACAGTGGTGACAAAACCAAATCACTTCCGTGCCTCTCCGCGTTATGCTTAGCGGCGTGTCTGCTTTTTTCTTTCGTTGGGCGCTGCACTCGGGGCAGCGAGCTTTTCTCGACCCATTGTGACTCGGGGCGAGTTGGGCGATGCGAGGGTCTCTCACACCGCCATCTCCGTCTGGCCGCCCTCACTCCGCATCACCGCCATCCATAGCTTCAGTTCCACATCATCTCTGGCTGATCTGGTGCGAAAATACCCCGCCAATTCTGGGTGGTCGATCATCAGCATCCGCGCGTAATACGCCGTGTGGTTATTGTTGATTTTAAATTCGTCTGCGGAATTGGTTTCTACATTCACATGCCAGCGGATGCGCTCGATGATGGCTTTGGAGCCGTAGTTTTCTCTGCCCGCATCACGCAGTTGATACGCGTATTTCACATACAGGCTATAGATCAGCGGATTGTTCGAGTGGAAGCGGGCAAATTCAGATAGCAGCTCTTTCATTTCTGGCTCCCCCCTATCTCAAATTCGTCTACTTGGTCGCCCCATTGATCCCATCTCGGCCATCGCTGACGAGCGAACATCTCCAAATAAGGGCCGCCAACGAGCCGTTCGATGCGCTCATAGATTTGATCGGGCTTGCGCGAATGCTCTCGCCTCGGAGCCTCGATCAATTGTCGGACGCCGCCCGAGTGGCGCTTTGGTTTTCCTCGCGTGCCAAGCAAACACAACTCTGTCTGCTTCCGCGACCAGTACCCCAGGCCGATGGATGGCTTGACCCACACAAAGGCCACCGTCTTGTAGACGAACCCCCAGGCGTCGATCAATGCGGACGCTTGCTGGAGATGGGAGTCAACCGCCCAAAGAAACAGGGCAGCGTCTGGGGCCGCCTTATCCGTGACCGGCAACGACAACAGGCTTTCAAAAGACATTGTTGAGTATTTAGGCGAGCGCCCTTTCCCCTTGTCAGACCAGACCCGAAAATCCCACGGCGGGTCCACGAGGATTGCTCCAAACGTCATATCGGGCTCACGGCCACGCTGTTGTTTTCCCACGCGCGCCAGCGATTGGCGAAACGATCCACGGCGCTATCATCATCATCGATCTCGAACACGTCGATCATCAAGCGCGCGCGGGGACCATATTTCTTGAAGGACGACACCTCGATGATTTGTTTGTCATCGTAGATAGCCATCGTTGCTCCGCTGATGCCGTCTAGAGCCGCCTTCACGAGATTATCGAGGTCGGGTTTGATGGCATGGATACCGCCTGCTTTGAGCAGCTCGCGTGCTTTTTTCTTGCTGACGCTAGCGGGGTACTCAAATATGGCGGCTACATGCACGACGCAGGGCAGCGTCGTAGGGCTGCGACTTTGCATAACTGCGCGGGTCGCGAGCTGGATCGTAATTTCCCACACACGCGTAGTGCCGGGCGTGTAAACGTGGCCGGATTTCGTCATTCGAGGCCGACCTTTCGGCACGGGCGTCCCCTCGACGGTCACCGAGAAAAATGGCTGCGCCGCCGCAGTCATGGCCCAACCGATGCGTTGAGCTTCCGCATCCACCGATCAAAATCGGCCTCATCGCCGCCGCTCTCGATTACCGATTTCATCACCGCGAGACACGTGATCGTTCGATCTTTTAGATCGCGAGAGGCGGACATCACGCCCTGCGGTGTCGTTTGCTGGCCCGTAGGAGCCCCCACAGCCCTCTCGGGAGATTTCTGGGGTGGCTGTGCCTGTTTTTCATCGGGCAACGGTGGGAGATCGTCTATGACGTTTCCAGGCGTATTGAGTCTGCTGGCGTTGGGAATTTCCTGCACGACGGAGTGTTTTGAGATCAGCATGTCCTGCGTGCCGTTATATTCGCGGCCCAGATACCACCCGCATCGGAACGTCTTGCCCGACTCGAATTTCCCGAGCACATCGGACCACCCTTTTAGCGAGTACTGTTGACCGGAATCCACGTCGATTCCAGTAACCGTGCCGGGCGCGCTCCCCACTCCAAGATCGATTCTCGACACGTCTAGTGTGATGATATTCGCTGCCATTATTTTCTCCTAAACGTCGAATTGATGATGAGTGACGTAGTTTACGTAAACTAAGAGTTAGGCGTCACCTAACGTCACCTACTGGAAAACTGCGATTTTTTCGCGTTTGAATTGAGCCGTCCCCCATCCATGATGGTGCTCCATGCAACGTTGAGCCTCGCAGGGTGGCACGGGGGCCCGGCCGAGCCCCCGCGCCCAACACGGCAGGGAGGCTATGACCCACCGCGCTGTTTCTGTTTCTGTAGTTCCGTCAATTCGTCCATCCATTCCTCGTATGCCATCTCGTAGAGCATTTCTGCGTGTGCAATCACATCCTTGAGGATGTCCAACCTCCAGAGAGGGGCCTCCTGCTTGAATTTTTCAGTCGGCGTGAGTGACGCCTCGCCAGAATCCACGCAAATCCTTAAAGTCAAGTATTTTGCCACAAAAAACACCTCATCTTTTCAGTAGGTTACGTTAGGTCACGCCGATATCTTGGGCCACGTGGACTCCGTGACTACTTTTCGACATCGCCATGCACCTTGTATCGGGCAAGATGAAGCGCCGCTTCGAAGGCGGCCAAATCAGCCTCGTAGTTGCTAAAAGATGTCGCCTCGACCTGACCGGTTGCACGGGAAAATCGAACCAAAATGCAGCCGTCGATTTTCTCTCCGGCCTCCTCCAGCATCGACCTGTATGCGGTAAGCTGGGCGACGTGGCCGGATTTCAGGCTGGTGGCATCCAGATCGGTCACGCCTTTCCAATCGAGCACACAGGTCTTTCCGTCGCGCATCCTCGCCACCATGTCGCAGGTGCCAGCGATGCGCCATTTTCTGGAATACAGACGATGTTCGATGTGGATGACGCGATCTAAATGTTCCTTGCACCACTCTGCCACTCCGCGCTGGCACTGGGCGATCTCCGGCTCGTCGGACCACTCCGGGCTCAACGAATGAGCCCAATCCTCGACCCATCGATGCACGACAGACCCTACCTCAGCAGCCCTGCGCGCTTGTCGATCCGGCTCGGCACAGATTGTCTTGCTCCACTCAGCGACGTCGAATATTTCGTTCGTGCCGTCGGACAAAACTTTGTTTAGCTCGTTTTTCACGATTCGCGCTGCCCATCTAGAAGCCACGCCGAACGGCACGGCGAACTGGGCGGCGACGGCGCTGACGCTCAGATCGACTTTCTCGCCGTCCCAGATGTATCGGTGGGTGCCGGGCGAGAATTCCAACGTTCCGCCCATCGTCTTGATGATCTCATTCATCACATCTCTCGCGACTGAATCAAGATCGCGTCCGGGTAATCCTCTCTACAACCGGAGATTGAATCACAGGCTGCGTCGATGAAAGTGACCGCTCCGA